GCGCCGGTGGCGGCGGTCACCAGTGTGATGACCGCGCCAATAATCCAGAGAATCGCCTCTTGGTTCACGTCCGCCGCAGGCCCCGCTTGACGATCTTCGCCACGCGCCGCGAATCGAGCCATGAACAGCGCACTATCGAGCGTGCCTGGATCTCGCGCAGCTTCGCGCACTCTTCTGGAGTGAACTTTCCTGATTCCACGAGGTTCTGGATGATGATTACACCGCCGCCGCCGCCACTCATTTACGCTTCTCCTGTTGACTCGCTACTGACTCTTCCGGCTTCTTCACACCAGCCGCAATCAATTTCGCATCCATCTCCAGAACGTAGTACTGGAGCATTCGCGCTTCTCGCTCTGCCAGTCGTGCCTGGAAGATCGCCCAGAAACCGATAGCGATCGCAAGACCGGCAACGAGAGTGTTTGCCCAGAACAGGCTCGGCGGAACACCGCTGACACTAGCGCTGGCGACGGGACTGTTCTTCCCGCGCGTGCTCTGTGAACCGTTGTTCGAGTCCATCAACGCGACTCGAGATGCCGGCAAGGTCTGCCCGGGTTGCGTAGGGTTGGTCATTGAGCTTCCTGACCTGTTCCGTGAGGGTTGAAACACGTTCTGTAAGCGTTGCGATAGCTGTTGCAGTAATCGTGTCATTGCTGTGATCCGTGATCTTCGTGAGACCCCACGAGCCGAAAGCGATGATCAGTCCGGCAAGGACTACCTGCCCGATTCCGCCCTTATTGTTCATGCCTTCCTCGTCATCGACCTCTAGTGCTGCTGACGTTCCGTCATCAATGTGCGGCGGTTCGTTCATGTCACGCGCTTGAACTGGCACGCGAAGTCACACCGGATCGCCCGGTAGTCCCCGGGCTGCAATCCCCTCACGTCTTCGGGATGGATCTTGTTTCCCAGCCAAAACCTGAATCCATAGCGCTCAACACGAATGCACGAGTACGCCGTACCTGATAGCCATGCGAAGTACCAGCCGGACTCACCGTCACCGGGCTCGTGATCCATGCCGACGAATCGAACGCGTGAGGGCTCGAGCTTTGGATTGATGACAGGCACCCAGCGCAGGCTGTCGACGGGATTTCGCAGCGCTGACCAGACGAAGATGCGCTTCTGCGGGCTCCAGCCGGCCGTCTTGTCCGCCCACCATTGCTGGGCAGGATCTCCACCTCGGAGGCCGTCTACGCCATCCTCGGCATTGTTCCACAACCAAAACAGTGACGGGAACTGCATTACGTCACGTTCGAAGTAGCGCGAGCGCCAAGACCGCGCTAGTCTCGCCTTCGCTAAAATCAAGATGACCGGCCCGCCAGGGACAGCCAAGATCAGCAGAACCAAAATCCGGGCGAGCCAGAGGAACGGCGAAAAGATGAGCAAAAGATTGCTCACGCTCTTCAGGAACTTCTGCATCGTATTATCCTGGCTGATTGCAGCCGGTTGCACTCCAGGCATACGCCTGCGAGATACCTACGCAAATAAACCGGCTACCGCTGTAGCGGTGGAACTGCCGTATTCGAATATCAAAACACTCGATGTGCGCTTCGATTGGTCGGGCGATCCGCACGCTAATGTGACCCCACCGAAAGGTGCGGTATTCCGCGAAAATGGATGGAACGGACCGCTCGACTGGATCGCGAATCTTGATTCGATCAAACCCGTCTATCTGGATGCTCTAAACCGAGCGCTGCAAAAAGAAGGCCGTACCTGCACAATTGAAAACGCGCGAGCCTTCCCAAGTCTCTTCATGCTCGAATACACATTGAGGTGCTCATGAAGACATGCCTAATTATCGCGTTTATCCTCAGTCTTGTAGGCTGCGAGTCGACACGTTCCTTTGTGAAGCGTCACCCCATAGCCACAGGAATCGGCACCGCCGTCCTGCTTGGCTCAGTGGCCGCGACGATCCGCAATAACAGTTCGAGCAAGGACGACACGCACGACGTGCGTCTTCCGCCCGATCCATGCAGGCAGAATCCACAGAGCTGCCGATAACTCAGCGAAACGCCTTCAGGATCATCTGCCCGTTACTGCATGTCACCGTATCTCCGCTTGCGAACTTAGCCGCGCAGGCTGTGTAGGTCACGCCGACTCCAGCGGAGCCCGAAAAGCTACGCACGATGGTCACAGCATTCTTGGAGCCTAGTCCAGCACCGGGCTTGTCATACCAGAACTGTTCCTTGAAGCCATCGTAAGTTCCGTCCTGGATTGACATCTGCAACTGCGCTACACCTGTTCCCGCTCCATCGGTCGTGTAATCGACTGTGAACGTTGCCGTGATCTCGATTACGCAATTGACGCTCGGCGTATAACTGAGGGTGGCCAGCGTATCGTTGAACGAGAACCCATCTGGGATATGCTGGACATTCGAAATCGTGACGCTGCTAATCGCAGCCGTCTGTGTGTTGATGCCTGCATCTGCTGCGCCCGCCTGCCCCGTGCTTGCAGGATACGTTCCGCTTACTGCGCCACGCTGATCTCGAATGAGGACCCAGTAATACCGAGTGGTCGTATCGGTCGTCGTGAGGATGAATGTATCACCCGTGAACGCCGCTATTTTGGAAGCGCTCCCAAATGGCGTGGATGCCGTGTGCTGGTAGAGCTCAACCGTACTTCCAGCGACGAAATACGATGGCAGTGTCACCTTGAACTGGATGCCATTGGGAATGGCAGTGGCTGTCAGGCCAGTAGGCGAGTTCGGACCATCCTGCTGAAACACGTCTGTTGAACTAGTACCGGTCGTGTAGTCCGCCGTCAGCAGGTCTGTCCAGACGCCTGAGTCTTCGCGCTGGCATATCAGATCGACGCGTCCTGCGCCCTGCCCCAGATTCAATGTGCGCTGTAGGCAACGAAATACGCGATTAGTCCAGCCGTAGCGCGTGTGCGAAAAGGTCAGTGTTTCAAACAGCGCTACTGGCAGGAGATTCAGCGCGCCTGGAAGGGTCATCGACCGCATCATGCGCGACTTACGTAGATGGATTTCTGCGATACGCTGAGCCTGATATTGGTCGGTGACGGCGTCCAGCGTCAGTGTGATAGGGATTCGCTCACCGCCGTCCTGAGTCTCATACGATGAATCAGTGCGCAGCACTCCTGTCGTCTGAATGTATTGCTGGCTCGCATCGATGAAGACTGGTGAGACTGCGTTGTATCGCTTGTCGTGCCCGACCGTGTCGTCGACCTTGAAGTCATCGTCGTAGATGTCGTCCTGCGTGAGCGTATGGCTCGGCGCATCATAGGCTCCCGCAAGGATGCGCCATTTACCGCGCACATAGAAAATATTGCCGGCCATCGACGCGAGCAGTGCGCCGAGGATCTCACGCCGTGTCTCACCGCAATGTGCCTCTAGGTCACATCGGTAGCGCGACTGACTCCCGCTCGGCGGTGCGTTGGCGCCACTCAGCGTCTGGTCGCAGACGTTGGAAGACGCAATCGTGTACGCGTCATCGAGGCGACTGTTGCTTTCCCCGCAACCGTAGCGCACGAGCAGCGTCGTGATGTCGTTATGGACCGATCCACCAGTCATGTACCAGCGGATGTGCTGCACAGGATCGCGGGAGAACTCCCACGTACTGGGATTCGTGTAGCGATGTGAGCCGGACCCGCCGTTCGTTGAATCCTTACGCGGGTCGTAGGTCAGCATGCCGTCCAAAAGACACGAGGCACTGCTCGGCGCTCCGTCTGGGAAGACGCCGGTATCCCGCGTCATCTTGATCGCAGCGTATGTGATCCCCTGTAGCTTGTGGTTCGTCGTCCATTCGGTAAAGGCCGCGTCCAGGTTCGTATCTACGGTCTGCGCTGAAGTGCCCAGATGCTTGTAGATCGCGAGCTTGGAGTTCCACGGCGATGCCGTGACCACGCCGCCGGCGCCGGAAGGAATGTCCGACGATGCGATCCTGCGCTCGTCGAGCCAGAAGTCGTGGAATGCGCTGCTCTGGTGCCCTGCGTAGGCGATGACGTACCACAGATCATCGCCATTGCTGCCACTGGTCCCGTAGTGGACGAGCACGCCGCCCGTGCGGACGCTGCCGAAGATGAGGCGTCGAAATTCGATCGTGCCGCGGAGTGTAACGTTGAGCGGCGGCGCGGCACCTCGCCTTGGACCGAAGATCGCACCGATCGCCAGATTGGCGAGACCACTGATGCCAGCGGCCATGAGGCCGGCACTTATCGCGCGAAGCCAGTTACCCGCGCCCGGATACTCGTAGTCGAGAACAATGCTGACGATGATCAGGACGGCGCTGACCACACCTCGCGTGAACTTCTTACCCACCTCAATCCACCGCCCAGGCGAGACTGCCACGGAGGGTCGGCACTGACTCGATCCCGCCGGGCGATACCGTCTTCGTATCGACTCCGAAGCAGATGCCAGCCGCCGGCCCCTCGCCCAGATCGCAAATCACGATGTCGCCGCGCTGGGCGAATGCCACATGTTTCGGCTCTCCAAACAGCGCCGTGAGCATCGCCACGGGGCCGCCGCGCTCTTCGAGGACCGCGACCCCCTCCTCGAGCGTTCGGTATGCCGGAAACTGCGGACGATAATCGATGCCGGTCATGACCAGCACCGCGCCACCCACGAACTGCCAGCAATCCCAAGTGCCGTACTCCCGCGGGCGCGTCCTGTTCTCAAACTGGTAGGTGCACAGCTGCGCCCACCACGCGTGAACCTTCATCGCTGATAGTTCCGCGCCGGAAATGTAAGGCCGCCGACAACCGACTGCGACGAGCCGCCGCCCCCCCACAGTGCCTTCTTCAGCACGGTGTTGTTCACCTGATTCAGTCCAAGGTCACCCGGATAGAACGACTGCTGGTCTTCATGCGTGTAATGCCATCCGTCCACACGATCGATCACCGCGAGTCGATGCTCGACGATCATCTTGACGATCGGAGCCTGACCATCCTGGCGGCTGAATGAATCGATGCGGCCGCGGAACGACTCCTCGGGTGTATCGATCAGCGCCAACGTTTCTGGATTGAAGAAGCCCAGATATTCGATGCATTCATGCCCGAACGAATTATCGATGTCGTCCTCGTCGATGAGCGCCGGATCGACTCCAGAGATCGAGTACGTGCGACGCTGTACGCCGAGCTCCGAGTTTTCGGGTTCGCCGTCTATTGCGCACATCCCGGCGAGCCCGATATACGTAGTTCCGTTGAGCACGAGATCGCCGAGACCGGTCCAGAAGTAGAGGTGCCCGCTCGGCAGATCAATGTCGAGCGCGTTGAACGGGTAATACTTTTCCTTCGAGACTTCCAGCTCGTTAGGAGAAGACGCAAACCAGGTCATTGGCCGAGTAGCGTCGTCTTGCCGCGCTTAAACTTCGCGGGATCGGGCCGTTCCGGCTCTGTGTGCTCAATCACTTTCCCGAAAGAATCGACAACGACACAGCCGGCGCGCTCGGGATGGAGCATCGCATGGATGCATCCGGCGATCAGGCGCGCGAGCCATTTCCACCGCACAGATTTGCGGAGGATCACATCTTCCTCATGCATCTTGCCGGAGAATATTGTGCGTGGGCTCGCGAAATACACGACCGCTTCAAATCTCATAGGCCGCAAGCCTCTTCGAAGTCGCACGAAGCCGAAGTGAAGTAGCCAGGATCGTTGTCCCAACCAGTCGATTCGCCCGTATAGATGAACCGCCCCATTGGCTGGTGAACGATGATCGCGGCGTTATCAGCGGGCGTGCCGCGCAACGGCGGCTCGAACTGCATGTAGGCAAGCCCTGCTGAATCGCTGTTTACAGGAGCGGTTAGAATCTTCAACTCGCTGCCCAACGAGGTCACTATTTCAACTTGATCGTCGACGAGCAGCAGTCCGTTTGTGCTGGATGGCCAGCCCTTCGTATACAATGCGGAGCCGGTTTGAGCGGTACCGGTAGTTACGGCACTCGTTGTCTGACCGCCCATCGTCGGTACGCTGCTGCGAGCTGCGCCGAGACGCCAGCTGTACACGGAGCTGGTCCCATTACCGGCGTAGTTGTCGCTCGTACCATTCTCCAGGCCGAATTGAGTGAAGAACGTCACTGATGCAGCAGCTCGCGTCACAACGGCGCAGTAGTAGTACCCGTTCCCCTTGTCAACGATGAACGCTCGACCGTTGATCGCGGAGCCGGAGTTCGTAATCGCGCCCGCGGTACCGCTCCCAAGATTGAACGTGCAGGCTGAATAATCCGTGCCAGACGAACCGACATAGATACGGATATTCCTGGTGCCGGACGCCCTCTTGAAGTATCCGAATGCGCAGAGGTCTTCTGCTTGCGAGGCGCGCGACACAGACTGAGTGACGTAGTGCTGCGACGTCGACGAGTTCTCGATGATCGCGTCAGCGCCAGTCAATCCTGTTGGATCAGTTCCTCCCGGGCTGATGCTCGAACCGCCCTTAGTCCATGCGGCATTGTCAATCTCATCAGACCGCAGAAGCAGGTTCGGAAAGTTATCGACCAAGGCGCAACGCGCCAGAGAGATATAAGCGACTTCATAGTAATCGCCGGCAGAAACACCGGTCGTGACATTGTCGCTTACCGAAACAACATACCCGCTGGTACCCTGCGGAACGCAGACCACGGACAGCATCCCATAAGCTGACGATGAAAGGCTCGCTTCGGTCACACCGCCGACCACCGATACCGATGGCGTCATCGCCGCAGAATTTCGGCCTGGATACACAAAGGCACGCGCAACATGCGGTGCGTTCTGTGTTACGAGAACTGTCGCGCCTGAATTGCTTACTGCACAACCATTGATGCCGTTGCTCAGAATCCGCGTAGCGCGGAGCCGTCTATCTGCTGCGGTGATGGCAGTAGTCGGCGAAAACGCCGTCCACCCAGATGTACCATTGGCGAAAATATTATTCGCCATAAGCTCGACGGCAGGCATCGAGCCGCGGCGTTGATAAGACGTATCGACCAGATACGCGCGATTCTGACGCCCTCGAAGAGACGCCAGCCATGAGCGAAGGACGGCCCTGTTAGATCGTTCCTCGGATGTACTTCCGCCATGCGAAGTGAATCGCAATGATGCGCCAAGCCGATCCCCACCCCTTACAGCGGTCTTAACAACGCCGGTATACATACCGCGGGATATTCCCACGGAGTCGATATAACGGATGGACGTCTGCGCCTGCCGCAGATGCAGAGGGATAAGCAGGTCACTCATCGCGGTGGCAGCGGATATTTTTTACGCAGGTAGCCCTGCACGATGTCATCCTTCAGCGCGTCGTTATTGCGGCGTAGGATTTCAGGGAGCGCTTGAATGAGGTCGGTCGTCGCGCCGCGCGCATCAATGTTGTAGACAGGGGCAAGCGTGACACCGCCACCGCCGCCGGCATTCTGTGCAGCCGGGATCACAGCTTCCCCCTGATGGATTAGCGCAAGCCCCGTGCGTGGAACATAGTTGGTGCCAGACGCATAAGTCGGCACCTTAGACTGTGTCACGACGACCGGTGAGATCTCGCCGCTGCCTCCGAAGATTGAGCCGAGGATTTGGCCGAGAAAGCCTCCGAACTGGCCGGCAGTGGATGCTTTGTTTAGCGACGCTGCGAGGGCATCACCGATAGATGCGATGGCCTGATACAGAGCCCGGTCACTCAGCGCCTTAATCAGATTGCGCACGAAGTTCTTACCGACAGATCCGCCCTGATCGAACGCTGACTGGAGGGATGACTTGAAGTCTCCGACGAACTCGTGTACCTGCCGCTGCGCTTCGGTCAGATACTTCGCGAGGCTCACGGTACGCTGCGAGATGACGACCGGACTTATAAATGACTCATTCTCGAATTTGCCCCATGCCTCTTCCAGACGTTTTGCGGCCTCCGTCGGATCAATTATCTTTTCGTCCAATAGGTTCAGCGTATGTTCTTTGAACAGACGATATTGCTCGTAGACAGAATCCAGGGAGGCCTTGGTATCCTGATCCCATTGCTGGAGTACGGGGTTGATGCCTGCGCGGCCACCCACGATCGCCTTCTGAGCACTTATCGTGAATGGCTCGATGTCCGAGAGAAATCCCGGCAGGTCACCCGTGAAGTTCTGATCCGAACCCGACGAGATTGAGCCGCGGCTATGGGTCTGCCGGCCTTGCTCTGCGATTCTCAGTCGTTCCTCAAACTCCTTAATCATCCTTTGCCGCGCGTTTGCGGAAAAGAATCCTGTCCCGATATCGCCGTATCCGACAGCAAAGAACGATTCGCTCGGATCTTCCTTCAGAAACTCCAACTGCTCGCGAAGCTTTAGCAGCTTGTCCCCACTAACGAGGGCGGTGATCTTGTCGAAGATCGACTCAAGGCTAGGGGCGACTTTGGAGACCAGTCTGGTTGCAAGTCCATCCCATGCCGCACTCATCCGTTCGATAGACTTGTTCGCCTCTTCTAGCGTCTTGAGCTGCGCCTCAGTGAACGACGCACCGACCTGACGCGCTTCCTCTCGCGCAGCGCGGAGACCGTCCGCACCCTTTTGAAACGCTGGTCCAAGATCTGCTCCGGCCCTACCGAGTAAGACCATTTCTGCACGAGTCTTGTCGCCGGCATCGGTCAGTTTCGAAATTCGGTCTGCAATCAGTTCGAACTTCTTATCCGTTTCAAGCCCGATGAAATCCTTTGTCGTTAGACCTAGTGCTGCAAGCGCGTCGCGCTGATCTTTACTGCCGGTCGCAGCCAACGATAGCGCTCGATTCATCTGCGTGAGCGCCTTCGCCAGTTCATCCTGTGAAACGCCGCTCAGCTTGAACGTATAGGCGAGTTCACTGAATGCCTGTCCGGTCGTGTTCGCGCGCTGCGAAAGCGTTAGAAGACGATCACCGTTCTCAATGACCTTCTTGGTCAATTCTGCGAAGGCACTTGCGGCAACGAACTCGCCAATGCGTTTGACGTTGTCGCCCCACTTCTCGAGCCGCTTATCGATGCGATCAATGCCGCTCTCGAAGTTCGCAGTTTTGGCCGCAATGTCGACAAGGATATTGAACAGTGCCATGACCGATCAGCCTCCAGCTGCGCGCTTAGCTTTCCGCTCAGCCCGGTCAATTGCCTGTTCGACAGAATTAATCACTTCCTGCGCTGCCTCTCTGTTTTTTGATTCGAAAACGCCCGTCACGAACGGCCGCCGGAAGAATCTACCTGCTCGACTGTGCCAACCTTTTTCGAGGAAGCGCCAATAGAACGCATTCTCTGCGCCACCACTCTTACCGACCGTGTTGATAATCACGCGACCGCGAACAGTGCTTGCTGTCTTCCTGGTCTTTACTTCGATGTTCCGCGCGAGTCGGCCCGTGCGCCTCGGTGCCGACTGTTCTATAAATGCGGCAAGCAGATCTGCCGCCTTTCTCACAGCGGTTCGGATTGCCTGCTTGGGAAGATAATCACGCAAATCCTGAAACGCGGCGCGCACATCCTTGTGACCTTGCAACGTGATCTCGACGTCGTCATTCATCTCGGCTTGCCAAAGAATGAGCGAGACTTCGCGTCGAGATCTTCTGGAGGACGATCAACAGACTGTGGCTTCTGCATGTCGCGCTCCTGCAGCACGTGATAAGCCATGATCTCGGTAATTTCCGAGCTCGAGCAGGTAGCAAGAAGTTCGCGGCGTGTCCTGCCCAGCTTCAAGGCGATGCCAATTACGGCTCGTCGCCAAGGCTGGGCTTGGAGTTTCCCACGACCTCCTCCAGACCTTTGTCGGAGAGACCGTTCAGGCGCTGAGCGACACGCCCCACCCGATCCAGAGCGCGCGAACTCTTCTCGCCGAGGGCCGCTATATCCGACTCGCCGAACAGAAGCGAACCGTTCTCATCACAAATACATCGCACAGCGAGTTTCGAGCGCGCATTGACTAAGCTCGCCTCTCTATCACGATAGAGCGATGCCTCATAGGCGTCGCGCTCGGTACCGGACATTTCGCGAAGGAGAACCGTCCCACCCCATTCTGGAACTTTGACTTCTTCGCGGAGCAGCGCCGAGGAACCGAGAATCTGATCTCGCGAAAGACTCATGCGAACCACGCGGGCGCGTTCGTGACACGAAGCGTGACGTTGTTCTTCACCGCGCCGTCAGGCTGTACACCGCTGAAGCTGAACTGCTTCACGCCGGCCATGAATGCCGCGACCGATCCATCTGACAGGGTCAGCGAAAACGGCACGATGAGCTGGCCGGCCTTGATAGCTCGCAGTCGAGCCTGTCCGCTGTCGGAAGACTGTAGCAACTCGATTGTCACTTGGCCGAAGTCCTGCAGGCCGAGCAGGAACTCTTTCGCCTGCGATTGCAGATTCGTCGTGTCGATTTCCGAGGATTGACCGTCGAAACCCTGAATATTTGTCCCCTGCGAGACATTCAGCATCGTCCATTTCTGCAGCGTTCCGCCGGAACTCGAATAAGCCGTATTGGTGCTGCCGTCCTCGCCCTTCAGAGTGGCCGCAGATCCACTCGGCGAAGCGATAACGAAAGCGCGGTTGTTGAGATTCGTTGGACCACTGGTCAGCGCAGCCACGACTGCGATATCGCCCGCCACAAGAGTATTGGTGACGGTGAGCACGACCGGGTTCGCAGCGGTCGCCGCCGTGATAGTGAGAGCCGACCCAGACGTCGCGCTGCCAACGGCGAGCTGGCCGCCTTGGCCTTTAATTGCAGCCATTTGCTATCTCCAGATATGAAAAAGCCCGCACGAGGCGGGCGGAATTGAAGTTGTAAGATCGCTCAGCTCGACCAGACGCCGAACTGATTGCTGACCTGATAGACACCATCGAGATTTATGAAGGGCTCGATCGTGTCGGACGGACTCTGCAACGCGAGATGACCAGCGGTCTGCAAAGCGGCTCGGCACGCTTGCGCCAACTGGTCCGCGGCGGCATACGTCGTTGCCTGGGCGTCCACCTGCACAATCGAGTAATCGAGTCCGGCCCACCCATCTAACGCATTCACCGGATCGACTGAAATCTTCGTGAGCACGACCGCCGGATACGTGTCTTTGTGGTCAAGCGGGGAGATGCGGTCGGCTGCGAGCGCAACGACCGTAGAGTCAGCTGCCAGCACGTCATGCGCGATCTGGACTGTCACTGGTTAGACACGCGCTCGAACGTCCTGCTTTCACTCGAAAGGTCAGTAACGTCCCGAACTACTTCGGCCGGCCCAGTGATAATCACAGTCTTCGCTATTAAGCTCAGACGAACCGTATTGATTCGGTCCAGCCCCGCACTGAACTCGATCGCGATAACCCCCGTCATCTCTTCGCCATTTACCCAAACCTTACCTCGGCAAGGTCCGGTCATCTGAATGCGAATTTCATCATTCATGGTGTAGCCGCCTTGCATAGAAGATCTAGACCCTCTCGCCGGCCGATCTCCGCGGGTGGGCTCACGAGCGCAAAAACACTCCCGCTGTCGTCAACCAGCTGGTCTGTCGCGAGTACATCGCCGCGCCAGCGAATGGTCCATGTCGCCTGCAGCTCTGGATTCACCTGTTTCGCGGCGAAGTACTCACGGCCTCGCAAGTCCTTCTTGCCAGCCCAGACACTTGCGTAGGCCGTATACGAGACGACCTGCTCTCCTACCGTGTTACGGGTCAGGACCCGATGCTGGAGCGACACGAGACGATCCAGCTTTCCGGCGCGCATCAGGAAACTCGCGTATCCCGGTAGTGCGATAGAAACGACTCGACCCCAAACGGTATCTCGCTGAATGTTCCGCTCGCAATCGCTTCTCTGTTCTGGTCTGCATGCGAGATCAACAGTCTCATGGCATGCATGATCGGGTTCGGTACGCTCGAGAGGTCCCAACCTGCGACAAATCGCACGGTGATCGCGGCTGACTGACATCGCACCGTAGGCCAGCAGACGTTATAGGCCGGCTCGATATACGGCCGCCCAGACTGCGCAGCCACCCCAAGATTCACGCCAACGTACTGACTCGGGTCAAGCGTCTGCGTTGCGCCGTTTCCATCGATATACGAGATGGACGTAATCGACTGGACAGGGCCCACCGGGAATACGATCCGCTGGCGGTAGTAGCCGCCCGAAACGACACACGGCCAGTCCTCGTCGATCGTGTAATCAAGGGTCTGCGTGGCAAGCCGCAGATGGCATTCGTTCTCGACGAATTGCCGTGCTGCGAGAATGTAGCCCGCGATCAGGCCGTCCTCGTCCGTGTTGGTGATCCTGCAATGCGCCTTCGCTTCCGCGAGGCTAATTGGATCGAACATTGGCGCGGTTACAGATGCCAAGCCCACGGAGTGCCCTCTCGTATTTCATCGTCTGACCACTGGGTCCAAGCAAGCCAGTGACACCACGGCTCACGCTCGCCGATATAGGCCATGTTCTTGGCATGCCCTGTAACTTCGTATGCCATCGCACCTTCATCCATCGTTACGGTGGCAACGCCGTTCAGAACGCACTGCACGCCAATCGATGAATTGAGCGTCACGGCGATATCGGTTGACCGGAAATCGCCGGCATCGGGAAGTCCCGTCAGATTCTGTCCGGCCGGGTGCTTGCGGAAATTCGATGGCCACAAGCCAAGCGAAGCGTACCAGTCCTCGACACGCGGATATGAAGGTGAATACGACTCGGTCTGGCCACAGAGAACCACGCGCGTTGCGGGCTCACGATTGATCGACTTGAGCTCAAATCCATGCCGCTCCCAGCGTTCGCCGTTGAAGTTCTCCGGCACCTTGTGATTACCGCGGCGGCCGTGCCCATTCCACACCAGCGAAACGAACTTCTCGGTATCTCCGAATGAGCATCGGTCGACCAGCAGGAACTCACCGCCATCGCGCTCGATTGAACGCCATAGCGTCGTTCCGAGAAGGATTGGAAACCCTTCGTCATGCCGGAATCGATCCGAGGTGATCTCGACCGTGACGCCGACTTTCTTCAGCCCTTCCGCAAAGAAGGCCGCACGTTTTGGCTGCCATGCGATGTTCGGGCTGCAGTGAATGACGGCGTGCATCAGATCCTCGGAGTCGGCGTCGAGTAGTAAAGCAATTGGATTGACTTTCTCACCGTCTGCGAGCGGTGAACCCGATGCCACGAATGATCCGTCACTTTGAACGCATAACCTCGATTGAACCCGTACTGAATCTGCTTCGTGCGTTCGCCCGAGCGGTCCTGCAGGACCACGCCTTGCTCGAGATGCGAGTCGTCGTCAGCTAGGTAGACCTGACACGTGATTACCTTGCCGGCGCAATCCGTGTGCCGCCGTATCCGATATCCATGCGCATCCTCGACAAGAAGCGCGGTCGGATAGATTTGCGCTTCTTCGACTCCGAGCCTATCGATCAAGGCTCGCTGTAGTTCGGGAGATTTCAGTCGCTCAGCGATCTGCGGGAATGCATGCTCAAGAGGCTGGTATCGCCTCAGCGACGTTCCGTCATCCTTCATGATGTCTGAGTGACGAAGCCACGAATAACCCGTCACAGGCCATCGTGACGCGATATAGCGCGCCTCGTCGTCGGCCAGGAACTGTTCGAACTCCAGATGCGGCCACGGCGAATCGCAAAGGGCGGCCGCGTCGATCTGTACTATGCCGCTTCCCAAAGCTTCCTCAGCGGGTCAGAGCGCGGTAACTGATCCATCTTCGGATTGCCGTGGAAGACCATGATTGGAGCCGTGGGCTCATTTCGCATACGGCCGTACTTGTACGAGCCGACCATCTCATCTGGCAGAAAACCGATTCTGTCAGGCCATAGGAGCCTGGTCAGATAGTTCTGATCGCCGTGCAGTTCAGTCGTGACGTTCGGGGTAAAGCGTTCCCACGCGTCGCGCATGGCTTCCGCGTTCCACGCCATTACCGAGCTATTGCAGACACCGTTGCCACCTAGCAGACGGCGGGTCTGCGGATCGATGTCCTTTCGTGGACGCTTCAGCGAATAGCTGAAATCGTCGCGCATCCAGAGTTTCGATGGATCTTGCCGTGCGATGTCCGCGATCCTGTCAATGAGCGCCGTAAGCACCACGTCGAGGTCCAGATACAGCACGTTGCCCTCGAGCTTCTGGAATAACTCCAGTTTCGTCCACCAACCCGTCAGATCACTGGTCAGCGAACGGCATTCGATGTCCGGCACCTCGTTGTCGGTCAGGCAGACGAACCGATGCGGGATCGAAAGATGCCGCATCACCATCGCCTGCAGGCGATACACCCACAGGTCCGAGTAACGCGTGCCCCATTTGACGCAGGCGACGGTCAAAGTTCCCATAGTGCCAGGCTACAAATCTGCTCGCTGCCGTCCTGCACCTTCGCAATCGGTTCACCAAGTCCGTATGGCGACTTGCGCAGATCAAGCCGCGTGAACTGCGGCGAACGCTGCGGTAGATCCTCGCCGTTGAACTGCGTCGCGATCAGGTAAGGTGAAACGCTCCTGAAGCGCTCAAGCGCCATCAGAATGCGTGGCTCGTCCAGATGGTTGAGCACCATCCGGCACAGGATTGCGTCGCACTCGGGCAGATCCTGCGTGGTGATATCGAGCTTCGTCACGCTCTGGTCGCGTGGAATCAGATCGAACGCCCGATAGTCCACATTCCATTCAACGCCCTTCACGTAGAAGAGATCGCCGGCACCTGCATCACAGATCGTACGGATCTCGTATTGCTCACACCACTGCGGTAGTGCTGCCCTTGAAAGGGCCGAGTTCCTTCGGAGTGATCCGTTACCGCATTCGGTTTCGGGATAGCCCGCACGCCAGCCTTTGGACATGCGCTCTAGCATTTCGGAATCAGAGAGCATCAATACCTACTTTCGGAAAGCAATCGATCGCCGATTCGGCGGAGCAGTTCAGGATCTCGACCAGCCCCTGTCGCGCAACGCTGCGGTACAGATCGACGAGCTCGATATGGACCCCATCCCGAACCTTCACTTTCGGCCAATGCTGGAGATTCCGCGGGTACTCGCCAAAGTAATGGCGCGGTCCAGATCCTACGTGTTGCTGATAGCCGTCATAGTCCGGCGCGTACTTCATGTCGTAGCCGAGAAGCACGATTCGCTCAGCGCCCATCAGGTACGCGAGATTCAGAAGCGTGTAACCGCTCCCGTGTCCGTGGTGGATGACGCTTGGATCGGTCGACAGGCCGGGCGCGTTCTTCTCCGCAACCCAATTCAGGCCGTATCGGTCCGCCGCCGGCTTGTTGCAGGTCCATTTTTCGGCGGTTGTCGCCGCGAGGATCGGACTCCAGTAGTGATCCCACCATCCTTCATTGCATGCGTAGTGAACGGCTAGGTCGCATAGCTC